TGTATGTATTATATACACAATAAAAATCATTATAATTTATTTTCACAATGTGAAACAAAAAAGCGCTTAATACCTAATAATATAAACAGTTACTGGAATGATGTTACTGATTTGTTACTAGTTGAGCACCTACTTAGTGGCACATCATATATTTATAACGCTCATTCTAACACTTATTTAACGCTCACTTATGATTCTAATTTTATGGCTTAATAAGCCATTTTTTTATTTTTTGATAAGTTCTAACGCTCATTTTGAGTGTTAGAAAAGAATATCATTAATTATTATATAAAATTTATGTATATTATCAATATAATGCTTTACATACTATCTATAGTATGCTATAATATAATCAAGGAAGGAGGGATGTACAAGTGAAAATGAAAAAAAGCTCTAAGAAACTCTTAACAAGATTCATAGAGCTGATGATATCACTAATCCAGCTGACAACTTTGTTAGTGATATACATAATTCTTAAGAAGTTAGGACTCTTCTAAAAAGTCCTCCCCCTTAGGGGGATTATATAACAAATATGTATCAAAAGAAAGGATAAAATTAACAATGAAAAAAATTAACGAGTTTTTAAAAAACACCACTTTTATCATTCAGATCATTACCCTCATCATTATTATCATAATAATTTTAAAATTAATATTCTAGGAGAAGAAAACAAAAATGGAAAAAGAAAAGTTCAATCAAAAAGAATATGTAAAACAATGGACAAAAAGCAACATGAAGGCAGTGGGTGCTAGTTACAAAACTGAGTTTGTCACAGAGTTCAGAGAAGCATGTGAGAAACTAGGAATAAAGCAGTCTGCTGTTTTCAGAGAAGCCATGGAAGCAGTTATTGAAAACGCAAAAAAGGACCAGAGCAATTAAGCCCTGGTCTTTTCTATGCTTTAAATTGTTGTGTAGTCGAGATTTAGTCGAGATTTAGTCGAAATTAAGTCGAGTTTAGTCAACATCTTTATGAATAAACTCATAATAAAACTTAAATTAGACTTTTTTCAAGTATCTTTTAGCAACCCATCCACTAGGAATCTTTGCCCAATCTCCATCGAATTTAGACACAGTAACACGAGTGCCATAATTTAGACAGCCGTCCTTGTCGTAATCGTGAGCCTTAGCGTTCTTAGTTAATTCATTGTATGTTTTTCTTCTATATCCTGCGCCCGGTCCTGTTCTGACACTTAAATCACTAGCAGTAATCATATAAGTACCTAAAGCACTAGATGCATTGCTCTGTGGCTTAGGTGTAGGAGTTTCAACGTGTTCGTTGACGCTCTTATTTAAGATACCCTCAACAATCGCTTTAGCGCACTGATCAGCGTTCCATTTCACTTTGTCAATAGCATTATCAACAAAGCAGCACTCAATTAGAAGTGCTGGAGAATTAGTCTTTCTCAACACATATAACTTTGTAGATGTTTTAACACCTCTATTTCTAATACCTAGAGTGTTAGAAATATTCTTGACGATTCTTTCAGCTTCATCTTTGGCTTTTGAGTTGTCGCTATAGACATATACCTCTGTACCTGTTCCGCCTCCAGCGTTGAGATGAATAGAGACATCTAAGTCAACCTTATGATCATTACACTTATTTACAATTGCTTTTAAGTTAGAATTCTGGTCTTTTCCATTATCATCAGTACAGTCATATACTGTATGTCCGTTTGCTCTTAACAACTCAATGACTTTATTTTTAACTTTTCTGTCTTCATTGACTTCGTCTAATAAACCACTTGCTCCACGACATTTTAAGCTATGTCCACCATGTACGTTAAAATTCATATTTTATACCTTCTTTCTTATTATAATTCAATTCCTTCGATTTCCGCTCTAATCTTTAGAGTGCGAATATAATTTCCTAAATGCTTTTTCTGCTCTTTTAAGAGTTCTAATGAGCATTTAGGGATAAATGTCAACGTACGAGCCTCGTATTTGACAGTCATATCATCTAACTTGTCATATCTGATTTTAGCCTGCCAGTATTCTGCTTTAAATCTGTCTTTGTATTCAGCACTGTTCATTAGTTCGATTGTATCCTGTAATTCCATAATTATTCTCCTTTGTTAATTGCGTTTTCTGCTGCTTCTAAGCCTTTAGTTAGTACAGATGGTACGTTATCACCAGCCTCAACGAAGTTTTCAATAATACTTCTTAATTCGTTGATGATAAGAGAGGCTAAAGTAAACCACCCAACATAAGTAGTAATTGTTAGATCAACATTGATAGTCTGTCCGATTTCAATGAAGATTGCAGATGCTAAGAAAGCAACAAGTACCATGAGCCAGTAGCCTAGTTTCTTCCAAACTCCTCTGACCCCTTTGGCACTGTTTTCTTTGCCTGTTAATCTAGACTTTCTGATTCCTGTGATGTAGTCGATGGTGTTTAATGTTAGAAACCCTACAAATAACAGCCAATGAGTGCCAAAAACTGCACTCAGTACTGCCACGATAGTTCCTCCTAATGCGTTAATCGCATCCATGTATTTTAATGATGTATTGTATAATTTCATTTTAATTTCCCCTTGTTTTTTTTATTTGTTTGCTGAAACTCTTGGAATCATAACGAATCCTGTTATATAAGCACCTTTGGCAACAGTCACAGAATCCATTGATATGAGTGCCAATTTATTGCTGGATAAACTAGGATAATATCTTATTGCCAATCTATATCTATTGTCTGTTACAACAGCGCTAAAGAAATTACCTATACCACCGATAAGATTAGGAAGATTCCCATCTCCCGGAGAGTACCCTGTTCCTGCCGAAAATCCTGTATTGTTGGAAAATGAACCGTCATAAGAAAGGAATACAAAATACCCGTTATAGCGATATTTGAATGTAATGCCGCATGTGCTCCCTAACGTAACTGGTGCAGACCATCCCATAGGTTGCATAACTCTATGCTGTAATTTTCCATCCTTAAGAACAGGAATCCACGTATCAGTCTGATTTTCTGTATCAAAATCAAAGGTATAGCCATTGATTGACTGCGCTTCAAGAGGCATATCCACCTTTAACTTGCCACTCTCTGCCTTGCATCCTACTCCAATCCCTCTACCATCAGCAGAGAAATCAAGCAACTTGAACGAAGGAACGATAGCAGCATAAGCTGCAACACCATCTGTAGTGAAATAATCCTTCACAAGCACTCTGAAAGAATAGGCATTATCTGTACTGAACTTGCCAGTAGATGATATATATGTCTTATTTTCTGCACTGTATGAATCTGTATATGTCGCAAGAGTAGTCCATACCTCGCCATTTTTATACTGGATCATGACAGTCTTATCATTTTTATTTGCAACAGGTGCAATTGAAAATGAATAAGTAATCTTCACTGCCGTGCCGTCATCATCAGCCTTATTGGTTGTTACGTTCCAACGTTGCGCACTCACATTCTTTACGGTTGGCGACCACCATTCTGTAACAGCAATGTTCTTTGAAAGTGTAGCCTTCTGCCCTCTTGAATCTGTAACTGTCGATTTAAGAACAACTGTGCCAGAGGACTTAAACGGTTGAGTAATGAACCATGTGTTAGGTCCTTGAGCAATCTGTCCATCAATCTCATTGTAATAGTAAGTGATTGTTGCACCATTCTTCGTCGAAGTAGATACATTGAATTTGACTTTCGAAATGCCTTGAATAATTGTTGATGCACCGAATTTATTTGCGATAGTACTATCATCATTTGCGTATGTGATGCCTGTGATAGTCGGTTCATAGCCCGATGGCATCAATAGATCCAGTCGGCAGTAGTTAGTGCCTATGTATTTACCAGCACGGTTGTATGTATCTACTTTGAATGTAAGATAAGACTGAGCTGAATTAGTCATCTTATCAATAAGTGAAATAGGAACTGTCCACTTGAATTCATCATTCCACTGATTAGCAGCAATCTGTACATTCGTATCATAATAACTGTACGATATTACATGTCCAAAATCAGATGATGCTCTAGGGGTCTTGATTATCACACTGTTTCCAAAATAAACTGATGCTGGAGAACAGTATGGCTTGGTTGCTCTAGGAATAACATCGCAGTCGATGCCACCAGAAGCAGATACACTACCTACATAATTACCGGATAATGTAACTTTGAGTTCCTGTGAGAACGAGAAATCAAAATGCTTTCCCCCATTGTTATCATGAGGAATCTTGATGTTTGTGACTGTCGCAAGAGTCTTTGTTCCACCACTCGTGCCGACACTTACACCACCCGACCAAATGAGCACGCCATTTGCCCACATAGAGCCATATTTTGTAGCGCTGGAATTGATATTCCATTTATAGTACATTGTCAATTTAGCAGTCCATAAATCATAGTTCCCATCAACATTGACACTTGTTCGTGTCATTGTCATTGTGACATTACCATTGCCGCCGCCAAAAGCTGCACTGCATGATGCGCTTGTTGCCATCAGTCACCACCTACTTTCTTAAAAGTCAGTGATCCATCGCCGTTAACAATGAATCCGAAGTTTCCAATCCTTAGTGAATTAGAAACCTCGATGTTTGAGTTATACATTCTGTTGTTAGCAAAGTATGCTACCTCATCGTCGTTCTGAAGAATAGAGTACTTGCTGTTTGTCTGCTTTGTTTTGAATTCTGAATCCTGTTTACCAATCTCGATGCCTTCTGCGTTGAATCTGATATAAGTGTTTAACTGAGTCTGATTGCTTGATACTGTATCAGAAAGAGAACTAAAGTCTTCTTTCTTGACAAAATCCATCTGAATGCTCTCTGTTGTCTGCTGAATAGTAGATACAGTAGAAGCGAGGTTTGCGCCATCTGAAGCACTATAATAATTCTCTGATACAGTCTGCAGAATAGATGTCTTAGTCTGTTCTATAGATGAAGAAGCATCCTTTGTTGCCTGCTGCAGCTGACTGTTCATATTGTTGATTCTGTTATCATAGTCATCAATGATTGATTTCAAGTCATTCGCAAGTGTCGGTGTAGTTGTTGTATAAGTTCCATCATCCCATAGTATTCTTGATCTCACCCAGTAATAGTGCTTATCAATATAGTCATCCGGAACACTTTTCCATCCGTCACTGTTTTCATCAGGCATTTGTGTTGCAGAATCTGATAGGTAATACTCCGGAGTGATCGAGCGAATTCCCTGCCCGTCTTCGCCATCGTTGACTCTTACGAGTGTCATGCTAGCCGATGCCTTAATCATATGATTATCCTTCTAGCTGTGCGCTGATTGTTGCCTTGTTTGTGATGTCACCAGCACCAATTGTGTAAGTTGCTCCTGTTGCTACTGAAGTAGTTCCGCCGTCCTTATACCACTTGATAGTTCCTAATGCAGATAGAGCAGAGCCAGTCACTTCAACTCCACCCTTGTATACGTGAGCAGTTAAAGTAGTAGCAATAGCGGTATTTTTAAAGATTGTTCCACCACTTGAAGTGATCGCCATTGTGATAGCGTCCTTACCATTTGTACCATTAATACCATTTGTTCCTTTATAAGATACAGAGTATGATTCAGTAGACTTGCCATCTGAATATACAACAACAGTCTTTGTCCATAGATACTGACCGTTTGGTACGCTTGGTACTGTAGTGCTCCATGTTCCTGTCGGAGTAGTCGTACCACTTGTGCTGACCTGGTAAGTAACTGATGTTGAACTTACGGTAACACTTGTACCGTTCTGACCTGTCTGCCCCTTGAATGCGATTGAGTAACTAAATGTCTTGTTGATAGTAATATCACCATCAACGACGATAGGAATAGTAATAGTACCACTCTTAGTTAATGCAGATGTTGCAGTGATTGTGATTGTTGGCATTGGTGCTTTTCCGTCAGATACTGCTGAAATTCCTGTAGGACATGTAATAGTTCCTACAGTACATGGAACCTGTTCGCTACCACATAATGCCATTACCTGTGTAGTAGTTGTCTGTGTGCCGTTTACAGAAGTAGTAGTACCTAAGAATGTATAGTTGTCATTTGTTAATACAACCGAATAACCATCGGTTAAGTCGATAACGTCAATCTGATTGACCGCTTTAATTGCCATAATTTTCCTCCTAAATGTTTAATTCGCAGTTGAATACTGCCTTGAATTTAATGTCTTTTGCTGAAATAGTGAACATGAACCCGTTATCATTCAGCCTTGAATCATCTAACGGGATCTTGCTGAATTCTGTCTCTCCATGCCTTTTAATGAGCCATTGAAGATATGCACCATCTCCGAATGTTTCTCTCAGCTTAGAAGAGTTATCAATCACAACTCCACCAACATACACGCTCACTGTGAATATAGTTGCCACATCACTGTTCTTGAATGTCGTGCCATTCGACGATTCTATACATAACAATATAGAATCCTCACCTTTAGCACCTGTTATACATACTGGTGTACTGTATGTGACAGTATTGTTGATCGTCGTGGATGTTCTCTGCCATATATAGATTCCAGGTCTCCAAGTCGGTGAAGTCTCTGACCATCCTGTTTCAGGAGGTGTAACTCCATCATTTGAACTAGCATACTCACATATGAACTTCTTAACAGAGCCCTGTGCCTGTTTGAGTGCTTCTCCAGCCTTTTCTTCAACTTCTGAAACCCTCAGTGATATCTTCTCATTAGACAGGCTTAATTGTGCCATCTTGTCATTGATGCCTTCCTGTTCCTTAGCAATAATATCTAGTTTCAATGATTCCTGGTCCTGCTGGACCTGCAGCTTTCTGATTCGTGTTGTATTAGATACACGATTCACTGTCTTTTCTTCATTCTTTGTTGTCACACTGCCGTCAACCGTAGACATAGAGAACTGTCCACCTTTGTAATTGACAGTTAGATCCGATACAAAAAAAGTGAATTCATTACTGTTATAATTGACAAGACAACCAGGAAGAAGGTTATCAATCGATATCATTGTGACATTCTTCACCTGATTAAAAGTCAATCCATTAAGTCTGTCATAGATGCTGTCTATGATGTTCTGTTCATCTGCATATAGATTAGCTGAATCAATGAATAGCGTATTTCCTGTCTCATCACCTTTAGAAAGAGGATTGAGACCATTTTCAGCATATACTCTTGTGAGTGTATACACTTCATTCTTCTCATAGTCCGTTAAATCCTGTGTAGCAGCAAAGGCAGTCTTTTCAATAGGAACAAACTTGATAGAATCAATCCCCTCTGCATAGACATTCGCTGCAAACAGTTCAGCAATCCATCCGAGATAGTCTCTTATTACAATCGTGTTATCATACCATGATACGCTCTTATCAAGAACGTACTGCGGTATTCCTTCACGAATAATAGAAAGACCAGTCAGACTTTCAATCTCGTCTAGCTGGTCTTTTATCGTTACTGGATAAGATAGTTTTGTATCGTATGCTGTATCAAGAGAATAGTTGTTGTCATACATCTTGAGAGTGAGTTCCTTGGTGTACTTCTCCGGCTGATCATACACCTTGAAGTATCTTGTATCAGATGCATCATTCTCCTTGACTTCCCAGTACTTGCTGATGTCGATATTGTCAAGAATGCCGTCATAGTTATCGAACTTCATTGTCAGTTCAATTGATGGCACGTTGCCTATCATACGGCAGTCAGCGAAAGAGACAGACATCTTATAATCAAGAAGTCTGTCTGTTACATCTTTATTCCCATATTTAATAAGCATAGTATCACACCTCTATTAAAGAAACAGAGAACGATTCTGCTTTGATACCTGTCTTGACTCTTTTATAATTGTACTTTTTATTTCCGGCATACATCGTCTTGGTGCCTCTTATGCCATGATCAGGAATATATAACTCACAAGTAAAAGTTGATGGTGTTAATGCTTTAAGAAGTGACATAACATCTGTCAAAGGTGTTATTTTATATGTCAATGTTACCTTCAGCATATTTGCACGAATTCTGTTCCTTCTCAATATGCCAGTAGATACCGGTCTGACACTATCGCTATCAAGATCACTAATCTCTACACTTATTTCAGAAGGTGTAGGAAGTGCTGTACCATTAACTTTTATTTTTGCTTCATCTGCCATAAGTAGCACCTCCTAATAGTCAAATACAGGCTTTCCTGTACGTGCTTCATAATCTTTGATGTTATCAATTACCATTTTGGTAATAACCTTGCCATCTTCTAATACCAGATTAATAACATAAGTGGCATTTCCACCGCCTTCCTGGACAGGCATTCTTTCAATAAGTCTCTCAGCAATCATATCAAGACCTCTTGTATTTCTCTGTAAAGGAATAACTGCTTCTGGTCCTGCCTCACCAAACACTGCAGGTGTAGCTCTATCTACAACAGCACCTTTTGCCAGTCTAGGTATTTCAGAAATATGGAATCCTTTTCCACCGACTCCTGGAACCCAACTAGGCACCTTAATCTTATTAATCCCTCTGATGAACGTGTTAATCCCACTGATAATTGCATTCAATGGTGCCTTGAACATATTTCCCAAACCAGAAATAACGCTATGGAATATCTGTTTTACACCTTCCCATGCTTTTCTCCAATTACCTGAAAATACACCTTTAATGAATGCGATAATTCCATTGAATACACCTTTTGCCATTTCCCAGATTGATTTTACTTTTGCCAGGAATCCATTTAAGCCGACCCCCAAAAGACCTAGACTCTTTGTCCAATCTGTATAAAAGATAGTTTTGAGGAAACCGCTGAACCCTTCAAAGATCTGTTGAATTCCCTTCCATGCTTTGTCTGCATCGCGTGTGAACATACCTACAAAGTAATCGATTAATCCTTGGAAAATTTTAGTTACAGATGCAACAATTTTTGAAATAATATTTCCCCACGTTTTGAATGAATTAGTTAAATTTCCTACAACAAAATCAACGAGAGGTGAAAGGATATTCTTCCATAAGAAATTGATCACATCACCTACTGTATTAATAACTGGCTTCATCGATTCCCACATCTCTATTACACCTTTTAATGCAATGCTGAGAATAGTTACAAGGAAATTAGCAAGAGGAGCCATGATATTCTTCCAGAATGATAATGCAACAGTTGCAACTGCCTCGACAGCTTTCACAAATACTTTTGCAAGAAATGTTGCAATAGGCACTATGATTGTATTGAACACATCAAGCAGGAAAGAGAATAATGGCTGAAGAATATTCTTATAAATATTTTTTAATATCTCCATTAATGCATTCACTGCATCAATCACAATTTTTCTAAACGTTTCGCTTGTCTGATAAAGATAAACCAATGCAGCAACAACGGCACCGATTGCTACTGCTACAATTGCAGCAGCTCCTGCTGTTGTTCCTAATACTCCCTGAATAACAGACAGTACTCCCCAGTTTGAAACTGCCAGCCACAACTGCTGGAAAGGAGCAATAAGAGCCGTAACAGCAGAAACAATAGCTCCCCAATGCATTATTGTCTCAAATGCTAAAAAGCCGGCTACAATGCCAGCAATCAATGCGATAATAACAGGCTGATTTTCATCAAACCATTTTCTTAATTCCTTAAGTTTTTTCAGAATTTTATCTACTGCTTTCGAAATCTTATCACTGCCCTTATCTGCTTTGTCTTCTCCTTCTCCCCAATCAATTCCACCAATATCATAGCCACCATCACCGACACCGCCGGCTCCTGTGCCTCCGTTTCCTCCTGAACCGCCTGCTCCTGATGAATCTGAAGAATCGATATTATTTATCTCATCTATTGAGGCCAGTGTGCCTAAAGCCTTGGCAGTCTTTTTGGCCTGTCCCTCTGTTCCTTTAAGCGATTTATTTAAACCTTTAGAGGAATTGCCTGCAGATTTCATAGAGCTTCCTGCTGATTTAGAAGAATTTCCAACAGAATTAATTGCTTTAGTTGTCTGTTTTGTACTAGCTTTTGCAGAGTTGGACTTTTTACCAAATAATTTCCCAAAAACACCCGCAATAACATTTGCTACAGTAATAACCTTCCCGATTACTGTATTGAGTACTCTGATAACAGGTGTAAAAGCTGCAACAAGACCATTACCAATAATGCCAAGAAGCTGTTTCCATTGTTCCTGGAGTATTCTGACCTGGTTTGCCCATGTGCCGCTTGTTCTTGCGAAGTCTCCTTGTGCAAGTGATAACTGCTGCATAACATAGTTATATCTTAGAGTAACAAGTTCTGCCTGACTCATATTGTTGATATTTGTTGTAATACCTTGAGATAGTGCATACTGCTGCAGATTTGTCTGTGTCATTACGATGCCAAGATCTTTTAAGGTCTCAGTTTCTCCAGTGAATACAGATCTCAATTTCACATCTGCTAATTCTTGTGAAATATTATAGAAAGATGCAACGTCTCCTGTTAATCCAGCAAGCGATATTGCCATGTCACTTGCTTTGTTTGCTCCAAGGCCCATGCTTGAAGCCATTGCCATATATGTAGATGCCGTTTTCTTGGCACTGAGCTCACTCATACCAAACTGCTGAATAGAGTTGCTGGCAAACCTTTCAGCTTTCCATGACATATCACCAAATGCTACATCAACAACATTCTGTACTTCGGTAAGATTGGATGCTATGCCTATTGCCTGTCTGCCTAATCCAATCAATGCCTTAGTTCCTTTGTATGCTGCTGCACCAATTGCAGCAAAGCTGAATGCAGATTTTATTTTTCCGAAAGCATTATTTATGATATCGGTTTGGTTATTTATGTTTTTACTTGCGTTTTTTGTCTGATTGACTGCATCATTCAACGAAGAACTGAATTTGCTTGTTTCAGCGGAGATTATAACTTTAAGTTCCTCTAATGTCATCTGCTTTCACCTCCACCGTATTTTTTGTTATGATAATTTGCAAACTTTCTTCTCTGTGCTTTAAAGTTTTCAAATTCATTGTATTCCTGCTGCTTTTTATGCTTTTCTTTCTCTTCTTCGAACAGACCAGGATAATAATCCCAAAGACCATGCAATTCTTTTTGATTATCATTTCCATTAACAATAAGATCGATGCCTTCTATAATCTGTTGAGCAAGGTTATGAGCATGTATTGCCTGTTGTTTCTGTTTGTATTTCTCTCTTCTTCTGTAAGAATCTATTTCATCTATAATATCTCCAAAAGATGAATTCCAGAATGCATCAGTGCTTATACAGCAGTCAAGAGCGATAGGATATAATTCATTGATCATATCGCTCAGTGTCTGATATTCTACATCTGCTCTTTTGCTTCCTCGATATTTTCGTTCATCGTATCTGCCTGAGCCTGTGAGAAAAAACCACTTACCTGAAAAATCGGAAGAAACACATCAGTCATGAATGAAAGCTGTGAACCACCTTCTTCTTCGTATTTATCAAATAATTCAATTACATCTTTTTCTTTGATGCCATGATTATATTTCTTCATTGCACCATGAGTGATAAGTAGCATCACCTTAAGTGGTGGCATCTCATTATTTTCAGTATTTGAAGAAATAACACTTAATAGATTTGCGTTGAACAAATTTTCGAGTCTAATTATTTCCTGGGTTGTGAGTTTTAACTTATATTCAGTATCTCCTACCTTCCACAAAGCGAAAGGCTGCTTTTTTTTCTGTTTCTTTACAGGTTCTTTTTCTTCTTCAAGAATATCTAAACCTTCTGATAATGCTCCCATTATATATCTCCTTTATCCAATAATTGGGTCAGTGATTGTAAACGCAGATGATAATGCGATGTTCATATCAAATTCAATTACACCATTGACTCCTCCGCCTGTTCTTTTTAATGAAATCTGTCCATTGAATTCTGTAGTAGTACCATCTTTTAATGTTTCTTTAAAAGATAATACTTCCCCACTCTCTTCATATTTTCTTAATACTCTATATGGACTGTCAGTTTCTGTATTATCATATTTGAATTTATATGTAATATCTCCTGGATCTCCGATACCCATTTCATATACTTTCTGTGTATCATCAAGATCAGAGTTTTCTACCTTTTCAGGTTCAACACCAATTTCTGGCAATTCTTTTAATCCCTTTAATTTGGTAAAGGTTGTTACTGTCTTGCTTTTGAATTCTAACTTAGCACCATTTGCTAGCATAATGATTCCTCCATTAATTTAATTTGTATGATAGATAAACTGCTTCTTGCAGTCTATGATTGCTTCATATCTCATCTGTTTATGTTTTAATCCGCTTGGATCCGGCACATCGGAACATGATGTTCTCAAGAATCCTAATGTTGTCATCACATCATCTACGTCACAAGCAATCTGACTGGTACTGTTGTTATCCCAAATATCAATCCTGTAGCGAATGTATGATGACTGTTCTTTATCATCTGTGAACTCTTCAACCTTATTTTCTTCTTCAACAAACTGCACAGCAGGGAGCATAGACCAGTTGTGTGGATATGCATCACTTGCATTTTCAGAAACCTTAGATAATTCTTTATATACGATGTCTTTTACATTAATCATTTTATATACACCTTTCTTTGAGTTTTTTCGTAAGCAATTTTCTAGCATTATCATTTATCTTATCCTTATTGTCATGCATCGCCGGATACATGAATGGTCTAGCATACTGACCTTTTGTAAGATATCCAATAGGCTTATCCCCTTTATAGACAACTTTAAAACCATAATCTTCTGCTCTATCAGGTGTCATCGCATCACCAGGTATCATCCAACCCTGTTGCTTATAATGCACATTGACATTTGGTGAAATTCCATTGTGGTTTGCTTCACCGTTAGGCCCTGTGCCGAATTCATAATAAGCAGCATAAGGAGAATTAGTATAAACAGTTGCTTCTGCACCTTTTGATGTACTTTTATTTCTGACTTTCACTGATCTTATCAGGTCACCACTTACATATGTAATAAGAAGCCTTGCTTGTGCCTGTACCAATAATCCGCCTTGTCTTACAGCCTGTGTGCATACTTCCGATGCATCATTGGCAGATATCTGCTGAAGCTTTGAGATAAGTCTGTCTGCATTTTCTAGTTTGCTCATAATCTTTCAATCTCTATGTGCTTAAAACGCTTATATTTCTGCTCACTGATGACTTTATAATTGACACCCTCATAAATGATCATGTCATGAACATTTATAGCTAAAATACCATAATAATGCATATTCATGATTGCATGGATGCGCATCCCATAAAGTTCGAACTGTGCTGAACTGCTTGCTGGATAAATAATCGCTTCATCATCGTATCTTTTGGATTCATATTCTTCGATATTATTACCCTCAGAATCTTTATAAGGTTTGTATCTTCTAAGAGTGAACTTCTTCAGACTTTTTTTCTTCATCTCTTCTTCTCCTTGCTATTGGTGTTAGACGATAATTATCTACTGCTGATAATATCTCATCTTCTTTTAGATAAGATTCGTTTTCTCCACCCTCACTATATGATGCAAGTCCTTCATTACCTCTTCGTTCGTATCTTGCAAGTGCAAGATTAAGAACATGATCATAAAGAGGTTCTATAAGTTCTGATCTGTTTGCTCTCATAAGAACTCTTTTAGCAGCATTAGAAACAAAAAGAGAGACCATATCATTATCAGTCTCTCCAGTAAGAATTTTAAAATCTCTTTTGATGCTATCCATTCTTATTTGCCTTGATTACAGCAAAAAGCTCATCTTTTGTAAGAGAGTCGTCTGCATCAATATTCATTTCTTTTGCTAGTTCTTTGAGTTCTGCAATATTCATCTTGCTTAAAGGTTTGTTCTTCTTAGCTGATTTTTCTTCTTCAGATGATTCAGATGATAGCAAAGCTTCTAAGCTATCTTCTACGATATAATTAAGCGGATCTGCTTTACATACTTTTATCACGTCTTCATTGATACATTCTGTAGTGATACCCGTCTTAATATTTTTAATAAAGCTCATTTAAATCAGTTCCTTTCTTCTATTCAGGATTAGCAGTCAATACAGCAATGCATTTAGACTGGAATACCTTTGCACCATATACATGTAACCCTTTGACTGCATCAGAGAATCTTTTCTCTGGTCTGTATGCTTCCGTCTTTAGAATCTGTTCTGCATATGAACCAGCTTCTTCTGTACCACCAATGATCTTATACTTTGTCTTTGTAGTATTAGGTACGTTGTTTGATACGTAAACTGTGAAGCTTGCTGCATTACCTACTTCACCGCCTTCTAAGATTGCTTTGTTATAATCTGTACCATTGCCTACAAAGCGCTGGTCCTTTAATAATAAGCCATGATACCATGCTGGAATGACTACCCAGCGCCCGACTGTAGGAACATTTGCTTCTGTTAATTTAACTCCAAGATCCACCAATAAATCATAAGCAGTTTCTTTAGTTGGAACTTTTGGAGTCGTATCATCACCAATAGTATTATCAGTATGTACATTAATGGCTAACAGATTTGCTGCAAATGCATCTACCACATCATTCATTGCATATGCTGCACGCTCCATGGCTTTATCCATTAGTTTTGGGTTAGTTTGGGCATTATCAACATCATCTACTGAAAAGTTAAAATACTTTGCCTGGTCAATTTTCAACTCCTGCTGTGCACCAGACACGTCTTCAGGTGCTTCAATATCAGTTCCTTTTGTATAATCTTTGATAGTGATATCACCAATCTGGTTTACTTTTACAGTATCACCAAAGTTTTTGATTTCTCCTTCATAATCTCTATTAAGAAGATTTAAATATACGTGTCTCTTATCTAAGTGATTTAATAATCTTGCACTCCAAATTTGTGGAATAAATTTTTCTACTGACATATTCTGTTATTCTCCTACTGTTTCATTAATTTTTGTATTTCATCCCAATTTTTATTGATTTCTTGGGCACTCATATTTTTCAAAGAATCCATAGTAATTGCACTGTTCTCTGGTGCCTTTTTAGGTGGTTCTTTTCCTTTGATACGCTCTTCAACAGCCTTTTCAACAGCAAACTGAAAAGCCTTCTCAACTGTATCAATGGACTGTTTACACGCATCAGCATCTGTTAGATTAAGAATTTCAGCCAATTCTGTAGGAATACCCTTATCAGCAAGCTGAACTTTTGCCTGTGCAGTCAGTTCTCTGCGAGTGATTGCTGCTTCTCTGTCATCTAGTTCTTTTGCTCGTTTTCTTTCCTGGTATTCCTTTTTCTCTTTTTCACTCATATTTTCAAGCTTTTGAGCTTCTGTTCTCTGATCTTCAAGATGCTTTTCCCAGGACTTTCTTTCTTTTGCAATTCTTCCCTGAACAATTCTGTCAACATCTTCCTGAGTAAACGTCTTTGGTTCCTGAGTTGATCCGTTGTTATCCTGAGTGTTCTGATTCTCTTGACCATCGCCAGTATTCGCTTCATTTCCCGGGTCTTCAGCAAATAGCTGCAGATCAAGAGGCATCATTTTATTTTTATCTTTCATTACACTTCTCCATTTAAGGTCCGTATGACCATCCCATCTTTTTATGTCATAAGTTTTTGGACAATAATACAATGCTTATTTTTCTTTTTTCACATCGTCCTGATAAGTAACAACAGCTTTCAGTTTGATAAGTTCTTTAGCTCTTTCTTCATCAGCTTCAAATACTTCATCGACATATCTGACAACACCGCATTGCTTATCGATAAGATTATGAATAACTTTTAGCTTCATCTTCTATCCTCCTTTCTACTTATTTCAGACAAAATAAAAAGACATCTAACAATGCCTATGCCTGTTCTTATTCTTTTCCAATACACTTGATTTACTTTTTTCTTTAGGCGGTCCTTGTGATAATTCCGATACTTCATGATATTCATGACCGCAGATCATGCATTCATAGTGCGTATTCCTTACCATACAGTTTCTATGATTGTCATAATAATATTTAGAATTAACCTCATAATAACAATGCCTATGTTTTCTTAAACCCTGGGCCATCATTTACCTCCATTCTGGGTAAAATAAAAACCGACTAGATAGTCGGCTTATACGAACGGTAATATGTCTTTCAAGTCTTTCATGAATCTCTTGGCTTTTTCAATAGTTGAATTATCAGTAAGGTATTCTATTCCTTTTGGCGTAATCTCACATTTATCAAGATTGTATATTTCTATGTTTTCGTCTATGTCCTGGTCAATTACTATCCCACTGATATATCCCTCATTCAACAGATTAACAATGACATAAGTCCAGTACTTTCTGTTGATCTGCAGATATTTACTGTCATGTCTTATGAGCGATGCATCAATATCCTTCCCTTGCTTTAGCTGCATATACAGGTAGGATAGAATCTGATAAACAATTACATGATAATCATCCTTTGCCATGTTCCATTATTCCTTTTCACTCATTTCATCTCTAAAAGCATCTTCATAATCAAGCTTGCCTGAATTAAGTACAAAATCCCTGTCTCGCTTCATTTCATCCAGTTCTTCTTGGGTCTCAACATGCACACCTACTACAATTTCATCAACATTCTCATAGGTATGATAGAACATATAGTTTACCCCATCATTAAGTGTAGGATATAACTCTGCTTCTATAGTCGCTAAAGCTAATGAAACTTGCAAAGCAAATAGCGGATCATCTTCAAAAGAAGGCCCTAAATCATCAAGATAAAACATACCTCTTGATTGATCTCCGGTCTCATAATTAATTCTAAACCCTTTTTTTAAATCAGAATATTCACTCATTTTTTCACCTTCTTTTTAATATTGTTTAATGCTTTAGTTTCGTAATTTCTATAGTCCCATAATTTGTTATTTTTTCCGGATACAACATTTATTTTGATGTTTGCATCTATTACTTCTTTCTTGTTTACAAGCTCATTATAAACTGAATCGCAACTAAAACACATACTTTTTTGAGATAAGATATAAATTTCTTGATTCTTTAATTCTCCTTTTAATACCTTGTCATAAATATATTCAAAAAATTTATATTCTGTATCGATGTCTCTAGAATATTCACCCTCATGCCCTTTGTATGGAACTGATTTTAAATGAGGTGTTAGTCTAGCCGTATCAGGCGATAAAATTAATTTTGATTTTTCTCCTTTATAATTCAAATAATTAGGTTCAAGCACTCCTGAAATTTGGCTTGAAGCAATATAAATATCATCCCCAATTTTCATGGAAGCAACATTCCCTTTTCCTGCTTTTGTTGTCATATATTTATCTTTTGCAGTAAGGGCTTCTTTATCCAATTCTAAAATTGTTTTTGCATCAACTTTCCCATAATCGGTTTTATAACGATTGACAGTTCTATAATTATATTCCAAATCATTCCATTGCTTCTCATCTGTATATTTTATTTCTTGGAATTCTTTTAAAGTATCCGGGATATATTGGTTTCCAAGCACATTTCTATATCTGCCAAATTGTTTCCTGTCTTTTGTAAGATTCTTTGTTTTCTTTATATAGACATCGACAGTATCAACTCCATGCTTATCTTGTTGTCTTTTTAACCACTGATCATAATTTTCTTTAACATCTACAACTTCATCCTTTCCGGTAATCGGATCACGCTGTCTTTTCTTCATATTGTCAGTGATTCCTTTAATATATGGAATCATATGAGAACGACAGTTAGGATGAAGCGGAGGCACATTAACTCCAATCTGGCCATCTTTGACATTTATAATGCTTCTATCATGCTGTTGGCATATCTTTGATGTTCTGCCATCATGAACAGCTATGAACATCTCTTTCTCGATACCTGCATCCTTGAAATTAACAAGATCAATAGAATTGATGAACGCAGCCATCTCAGTCCTTACAAGTCTTTCACAATTTGCTGCACCCACTGAAAACTTATCCTGTAATGTTTTGGACATTTCTTTATGAGTCTTTCCCATGATAACGCCCAACATTAATTGATCCTTTAGCTCATTGCCTAGATTTTGAGCATTTCCCCATATTCTTTTAGAATAATTCTTATCATACCAGGCTGATTTGAGCATATGGTCTACGAGTGTTGGATCTATTTCAGAAAAATCATAAGCAATCCCAATCCCTTTTGAGATATTAAACACATTTCTGTAATAACCGTCATATATCCCTTTTAGATAAGCATCTGTGCTTTTTTCTTTTTCAAGATTATATTCCAGCATCATCAGAGAATCCAATTTGTTCTGTAATTCCATTAGTCTATTTATTCTTGCTTGATAGGCTGGAGCATCAAGTTTTTTTAAAAGTTCTTTTTTTGCACTGCTTGACGGATTGTTGTCAAGCTTTCTCTTCAGTTCTGCATAATCATGATCATTTACAAGACTGTTGAGCAGTTCTCTTGCTTCCTTTTCTGACATAGGTGCTGAATCTGTTCTATGATGATTTCTGTATGAATCAAATATTCCTTCTATCTGTTTATCTGTATACAGATAGGCTTTATGATAGAATCTTTTTACTTCTTCGATGTCTGCAACAGCATTCTTAAGAGCATTATCAAGTTTTTCAGACTGACGTTTTTTCCAGTATTCTTCATTTTTCATATATCAACTAAGAAGCCTTATTAATACCGATAGAATCTGATTCATCATCTTCACTATCGGAAGGAGCATCTTTTTCATCATAGAATGGAACCTCACTTTGAGATTTGAATAAAGCTTGCTGTGTTTTGATATTTTCTTCATTTTCTTTCTTTACCTTTTCTGCTTCATTAGAAGCATCCTCAACAAACGGAAGCTGTTCGATAAGAGTTTCATTTGATACCTTTCCACTTAAATTCGCAATCATCTGTGCAAGCTCGCTTAAATTCTTAGGAAGTTTTCTAGTGAAAGTTATCTTGATATTGTTCTTGTTGATGTTAATTGCTTTAAGGCCAAGATAATTACAGAATAGGTCTATCCTTCTTCGCAGGCCTTTCTTATAATACTTTTCTTTTTCTCCGGTAATCATTTGAAGTCCGAGAAGCTTATATTCCATTGCTACTCCTGAACTATTTCCTACAAAGTTTTCATCTGTAAGATTTGGCACGTGAGAAAAAGTATAGATATCTTCTTTAATAGCTTTTCTTAATACTTCCATTCCGCTTTCATCAAATGTTCTAGAAATATATTCAGCTCTTGCTTCGCTTGGAAGCTCTAATAAACCATTCTCTTTTAGAATCTTCATTGTTTCGCTGACTTCTTCATTATCGTCACCCATCAGAGAACCGTAGATAACTAGCAGAGCCTCAACGAACTGTTCTTTATCATTGACACGATCACTCATTAATTTGTTATAGGCATCTATCAAAGAAATCTGCTGTTCAAAATCACCTATGCATAGCTTATTGTTTCTGTATTCGATTATTGGAACATCACCAAAATAGTGAGGAACCATTTCCTCAATCATCCTATGCTTATGACTAGAACAATCTATAATCATCGTATATCTATAATTTTTTGTTACCACTGTTGCACGATAGCAATACTGATCAGTGATTGCATCTTTAAATCTGTAATAATAAACACCAAAAAGAAGATTCTGTTCAATTGTGTCATCATAAACAAGAAATGTATGATCTGCTTCAATGTTCCTGACAGCAATATCCGTAGTATCCCGTTTGATATAAACATATTCATACGCAACACCACAGACACTCATATCATGTGCATTATCCGAATCAGCATCATCAACATCTGCATTATCAAAAGCATCTGTTAGTTTATCCAGCAATGTTTCATCATCACCATCATAAGTGTTGTAGGATATTGGAGAATTCATGAAGTATCCAGTAGCAGTATCGGAAATGTCCTTAGCATGATTGCATATTACTTTGTTGTTCGCAGAACCTTTATATTTTTTCTGCCTTCTTTTTATGTCATGCTCCCCTTCATAGTATCTTTTATTTTTTTTGATTTTTCCTATGATATTCCTATGCTTATTAATCAGACTTTCTATCTGTACGATATTAAGTGATGACTCATCATATCTTTCTGCATCGATAGTAAATATATACATCTAATGTTCCTCCTATATCAGACATATTTGCTTCTGTTCTTTCCTGCACGTGCTTTTGATGCAATTATGTCTGTCTCACATCCATATCGTGCAGCATCTATTGAATGGTTGTTCTTATCCGGAAATTCACCTTTTAGATTTCCTTCCTTATCTTTTTCAATTTCATAATTATTGAACTCTCTTGCGGTATTAGGACATCTGATAGGATCAATGATTATCTGTTCAAGGTCCTGAAGCCATTTGATTCCATTTTCTACACTATCTGGACCTTTCTTAGCGCCTTTCACTCTTAGCCCTAATAATTTGAATTCATTAATTGTACGAGGTTCTGCACTATCACATGTCACTATTTTATTCAATGGATTGAGCTTCTTGATCATCCTTACTGCCTTCTCATTTGAAAGACGTGTGCCATAAACCTCACCAAAAATAAAAAGACGTCTGCGCGTCTTATCAAAATGCATCTTTACGTATGCCAATGGGTCACCAGCATAACCAAAGTCCAATCCGTTTTTTAATCTGTCAAATACCTGTATTTCCTCGTCGGTTATATCTCTTATAGATAGATTGGTAAATACTTCTCCGCCAGTACCCGTAACCTCACCCATATAATCATGATCATATTTGGCAGGATTTACTTTTTTCATATGCTCGGCTTCAATAAGAAACTGCTCTCCAAGCCATTCAGGAGGCGCCTGTAAGTAAGTTGTATGAGAGACATATGTATCATCCCTTTTAACAAGAACTTGCCTGTTGCACCAATTTCTTTGCGATTCAGGAGGGTTAAAAGAATAAAAGACACAATACTCATGTCCACCACGAAGAAGTGACTGATTAATATTGGTTATCTTGTCATAGCTTTCGAACTCGTCGCATTCTTCATACCAGACATATTTAACATAGCCTATGTGAACCTTTGTTGACTTCATTTTTTTAGGTTCATCGGCACCCTTGAATATTATCTGCTGACCTGTTGGCATATAAGTCATTTTTAATTTAGACTCAGGTATTAACCAATCATCTTGAGCGCCTAACTTATAGATGCCCCACTTAATCTGTTCATACACTGAATCTCGGAGCGTATCTTTTACTCGTCTCATAATGACTGCATTACTCATTACACCTCGCTGTGCATCTCTCATAATGTTTAGAGGTATCTCAACACCTATAAAAGAGGATTTTAAAGAACCACGACCACCTTTTAACCAATAGTGCGTGTAATCATTGTTTTTTACATGCTTATGAACTTTGAAGAAGGCTGGACCAATGATTCCCTTTAAACTAACTTTATTCATCTATATCATCTACAATCACTGTCTTGCCGTTCGATGTAATATCAACATTATCCTTGAACATACCGAATCTCTTTCCAAGAAGTTCTGCAGCTTTGAGCCTTTCTTTTTCATCGGGAGGCTTCTCAGTGACTTTCTGCATACCATTGCCACTCATCATCAATACTGATGAGGCTGATTCTCCTCTAAGAACCGATGTAAGATACTCCATCACTTCCTGGATGTCAGCTGTGTTCTCATTATGTATTTCTTCAAGTCTTTTGCTTATATAATCAGAAATATCTTTCTGCTTAAGAAGTGTATTTGCTCTTACTGCTGCAACATTATCATTCTTGATAGTGGTGTATATCGTTTTATAGGCACGAGTACCATTTAGATCTTTCAGATACTCATCTGCAAACAGTCTCTGTTTTTCTGTCATACAACTAATACGCCTCCTTAATGATTCTTAATGTAAAAGAGGACCAAACTGTTAAGTCCGGCCCTCTTATATACATTTCTGTCTAATACCATACTAGCACCTTTTGAAATGCTATGCGCTTCTGATTAATACAGTTTAATACAGTTTAATAAGAATTAATCAAGAATAATTGAAAGTTCTTTAATCGCATCACGCAGATAAGCAAATACAGATGTATTAGAACAATCCATGATATTAGCAATATCATATATCTCTAAGCATTCTATGTATCGATAGAACAATACATCTCTTAGAGTCATATCTTCTATGCTTTCAACCGAGGCTCTTATACTGCTCATTTCCTTAAGATACTTATCCTTCATCATGATGTAATCGTTATTTGTTTTTGGCTCTGCGTATGATCCTACTGAAGAATCATCATAAGGTATTGATTTTACATTGATTAGCTTGTTATCAATGTACTCTATTCTATGCATCATGTTCTTGTAGTTTTTCAAATACTGTTTAGTTTCTTCTGTAGTCATTCATACACCTCCGAAAAATTATGCAGTCATCAAAATCCAAATAAGTACAGCTGTTATTATTATAATCCAAATCATCATATCTAATCCCCTTTAAACAGACATCATAAACATCCAAAGAATGATAATGAACGTAACGAACACAAATATCATCTTATAAACTCCTTCTGAATAATTTCAAAAATATCAGTTCTCTTAGTTCTTATCTTCTTCTCTGAACCGTCTTTTAATACAATGAATATTGTATTATCTGCAATATGATATATAGTCACGATATCAGAAATATCGCATTCATACTTTCCGAAACGAAGTTTTCCGTATTTCTTCTTTGCTTTAAACTCTTTAAGCTCTTTATATTTTTTATCACGTTCATCTTCGCTTTTAAAAAACACTTTATTGACAAGATCTCCGTTGTGATTCTCTACAGATATCACAAATAATCCTTTCTGAGTAACACCTTTATAAAGATTGACCTGATTAAGATTGATAATATCGAACCAATCTTCTTTGTGAATATATGGAAATTGTGAGAATTCTATGAAATTCGCTTGTTTTTTATCACAATTCTCCAAATAATCATATACATTTCCTTCTGGCATAACTGATTCAAATGTATCTTCTTTAACAAATAATCTGAAGAAAATATCTTCATGTTTTTTAGGTACATGTTTTGGTCTGCAGATATTTGTCTTATTCTTATGATTATTTGTAATAAAAGAAGTACTTACTCCAAACCACTCTGCTACTTCCCTTCCTGTTCCTGCAATCACAAGATTTCCTCTGATACCATCATATAAATAATATGTCTTGTGTCCTTTTGAAATGATTTCTCTCAGTTTTTCAGAATCATCAAACTCTGTATCTTTTCTGACAAAAACAGGAAATTTATCTGCTGTCATTTTTCTTTTTAGTGCATAATATTTGTTTCTTACAAAATTCTTATCAGCATTGAACATAGCACTTAACTGCTGATCAGTTCCTTCTGCTATTTTCTTGTAATGCCTATCATAGGCACAATAGATTACATTCTGCATTTTTCTTTCTCCAGTTCTCTTATCAAGTCCAGACGTTCTTTTCTAAGTTTAATAAGTTCTTTAAAAAAGTTCATTGTCATTTCTGTTAGAATCTTTAAGAAGTTCACTGTATTTTTTGATTAAATCATCATACTTACAAGATAATTCTCTATATTGTTTCTTTACAAGTGCCCACTCATGACTCAATTTGTCATGGCCTTCATAAAGATCATCATATTCTTGTTGCAACTTTTCTTTTTCTAATCGCATTTGCTCAATATAGATTTTAGCTGCGTTTTCAACGATACAATTTTGCAAGCCTTCATAATTAAAACCTTTTGGAAATCTGTTATATGCAGTCACTGCAACCATGTCAAAAATTTCTTTATAAGTCATCATCAATCACCTCGCAATTATTAAGCACGTCTTCGATTGCCGTAGGTTCTGAGTCTTCCCACTGTACGAATTGGAACAAATTGTTAAATGGACCCAATTCACGACCCAGCGAAAGACTTTTCCAACCATCTGCTTCTTTCTTCGGATTGCTTTTGTAAATATAAATAAAGCCGTGTCTTTCACGTACAACGAATCCATATTGTCTATTTTCAAGAAGATACTCTAAAATTCCATGTTCTAATTCAGTTAACTTAATAGGCTCTTTGTATTCTGATAAGAGCCATTTTACTTTAACATTCGAGCAATGCTCTCCTATATTGCAAAAGATACAATTATCACAGACACCAAGACATTTCTCAATTGTGTGCCTATCTTTGCTTATTGAAAAATCAAAAACAACATTTGATTTTTCTAATATTTCTTTCTTAAATCTTTCTGCATTTAACATTTTCTTTTACCTCACTCTTTTGTGCTTTTGCGTTTGCTATTAGCGAAAGATAGAATTCCTCAATACCTTTATTAAGATTTGGTGCGTTTCTATGAATGCACTTGTTGTAAAATTCTTGCACGCCATATCCTATTGCAGCTCTTTCCCAAAAATCATAGCCACCAACAATAATAGCGTTTGTGATTGCTAGGTTTAACGCTTCCTCATACATTGCAAGATGACGAATTTCACACTCTGAAATAAAATATTTATGTTTTATTTCTGCGTTTTCTTCTTTTAGGTATTCTATCTTTCTTTCTAATTCAGCCACATACTCAGAAGAATATGTAATTTCTTTTAAACCACTCATATAATCCCCCCATTACATATATTTATCATGTGAGTATTTAACGTTCTTGGTATCAGTCTTCGCATAGATCATAGTCGTATCAATCTGCTCGTGACCTAACATCAACTGTACCTGTTCAATTGGCATACCTTTTCTTAAAGCGGTAGTTGCTGCAGTTCTTCTGAACCTATGAGGATGTATATTTTCGAATCCACATTCTCTGCCGAGTCTTCTGATAGCTATTTCTACACCGCTTATTTTCAATCTTTGATGTTTTCCTTTAGTTTTATCAACAGCAACGAATATATATTCATTCTCTATATTTTTTCTGGCATCAAGCCACTGTTGCATCCTGAGCACACTTAAAGTGTTTAAATAGCATACTCTTTCTTTAGCACCTTTGCCGAAGACTTTAATTTCTTTACGCTCTAGATCTAAGTCTTTCAATTTAGCAGTTGTCAGTTCTCCTATACGACATCCTGTCGTAAGAAGAAATTCAAAAATTGCTTGATCTCTCACTACCTTCAGCCACATTTTCGTGCCTACTTCATTAGCGCTCTTTTTTTCTGCGAGCTTATCTCGCATAACTTCAATCTGATCATCAGGAATAGGTTCTTTAATCACTTTATCTACTTTTATTTTCTTCATGGCTTTCATTGGATTACCGTTTCTTAGATACCCTTCATCCATGAGCCATGTGAAGAAAGACGAAAAATTCCTTCTGTCATTATTTATTGTCACCTTAGAAACATCAGGATAGTCAATCATCCTTCTTGCAAAATGCATTCTTACATCGTCTCTAGTCCACTCGAGAACGCTTTTTTTGATGTAGAAGTGAAGCCACTTTTCAAGAGTGACTCTATAGTAATCAATAGTTCTTTCCGATAACCCATCAATTTTCTTTTGAACAAGAAATCTCTGAATCAGTTCATTGTCATCCAATATATCTGTAGATATTTCATTCTTGCTCCTGACCAATTCAACTCCATCGAGTGCCACAAGCAGCACCCCTCGCAAGATTGTGAGTTCTTCTCCATTCAGCATCTTCATAGAGCATATTACTCTATTGATTATTTCGTCCTTTAACACTTAAACCACCTCTCATTACGTACATTGGAGTATGCAGCACAACATTATGTTTCCCTTCAACGCTGTTACCTTGAACAACTTCTGCATTTACTCCAGCTAGTGAAAGCTGCACATATGTCATGTATACACACTTATAATCCAGGTCTTGCGCTTTCGCTTCCAATAACTGCTGATAGTTATATCCTTTTTCTTTCATCACTTTTGCGTATGCAAGTATGTTTGCACCGCCACCAGAAGAGGGCTCATTAAGATATTCAGTTCCTCCATCATAATCAGCTAACGCAACGCCTGCCATCATTTTGCAAATATGAAATGGAGTGAAGAACTGGCCTGTATGACTGTTTCCTGAACTTAATTCCATGTAGATCTTCCCAAGATAATCATCTAGGTTGTTCTCTAAAAGAGAAGAAAGACGTCCTAACATGCATCCAAGTATTAAGAAATCATCTTTACTGTACTTTATAGCGATGTTGAAGAATGCCTTTTCACGTTCTTCATCTGGTTCAATACTCTGCGCAATTGATAATGCTGACATTTCAACCCAGTCAGCGAAGACCTGGTGAGGAGTATACTTTCCAGCCATTCTATTGATATTGTCAATTATATATTTCATCAGACATCCTCCTTACAGTTTTCCACTTCTTGTAATTCATTCTTCATGCTCTAAAATTTCAATAGAAATAATGTTACTTCCTGTTACACCGATATTATCAATCTGATTACTGAGTTGTCTTCTACCCCCGAAAACCCACTCATGAATAATTGATTTCGCTTCATTTTTTGAGATGCCAATGTTATATCCTCCGTAAAAATTACCTTTTACATATTTGGCTAAATTATCATCTGAAGGAATAACTACGTATCTAGATCCATCTACTAGATAGATATTTATTTGTTTAATATTTTCCATCAAGAACACCTCTAATCTTTTCTAGTACATCTTGCAACTCTCTATTTTCACATTCCACTTCTTCAAAATCATATTCAGCGTCAGCGAGAGCGTCTCCTAAGTTATCACAATATTCTTCTAACGCTTTGATATATCCATCTTTGTCAAGAAGACTGTTGCTTACGTTATCATATCCGATAAAGTCTTCTTGCTGTGGTCTCTTTAAATTACTAACATCATACTTACTGTCTGGTTTTTTAATCCACTTGAGGAAATTCTCTTTTGAATAGAATGGACAATCTCCGTCACAGTCTCCGACATCGCAAGGAACGTCAACTCTATCTCTTTTTAAAGAAATGTTAAAATGTGAACATGGGGCGATTCCAAAGACTTCATCATCTGCTAAAAAGTCAGCGACCGCTTCTAGCTTATTGAGACTCACTAACTCCATACTTTTCTATATCCTTTCTTATTTCTTCTTTTTGAATGGCTCTTTCTATCTCTCTATTGATTTTTAACTTTTGATAGTCTTTGACTTTATCAATATCTAAGTAACCTAAGCATACTAACTCAGCAATACAGATAAGCACATCAGCCACTTCTTCGTGCAAATTTTCTTCATATTTATCATGAAATCCATATCTTTTTACTTTTGTAATAGATTGGATTAGTTCAGCACACTCTTCTGATGTAATAGTGAGAGTTAGATCATCACTATTAATATGTGCCACCTTATCCAATCCTAAAATTATGCTTTGTGGATATTTTAATAATTCCACTACTCTTCCGATTTCTTTAAACATTCTTTTAATCCTCCGAAACGAAAGTAATGACAATTGCTCCTAAAGTATTAGCAATACTTTCAGCTTCTACTACATTTTTGAATACTTTCGCTTTCTCTACTGTTTCATCCAATTTAATAGATGTTAGTGATGCACTTGTAACATACATATTTCCTAACTTTACCAGATATAATTTTTCCATTTGTTTTTCTCCTCTTTCTTAGGATATAAAGTCAGCACTGCATACTGTTCTTGTGCACATGCCTCATATCCTATAACTTGATATTCATTTTTTAACTGCTCGATTAAATCCATTAGCTGCTGCATAGAATAATAATCGACTTTCTTATATACATATTTCATAGTTCTTCTAATGAGATGTAGATTCCTGGAACGGCGCTCCAAAATTTTTCAATCACTTCAGAAGCTACTCTTGAATCGTTGGTGTAGAAGCCTAACTCTTCTAAGATGTCTTTTAACATCTTATTTAAATTATCAGTATCAGGCTTTGTGTATTTATATTCACCATCCACTTTGTGACTTTTGTTTAAAGGAAAACACCATTTAACAATCAGCTGACAAGCGTGATCAATCGGAACACTAGGAGCATAAGGTGCGATTGCATCTCTTAATTTAACGTATGCCTGTTTCTGTTCAGGACTTTTATATACTCCGTATCTTCCAATTCTATGTTCCTGCGCTGTAATTGTCGGAGGAATCATCTTTATAAAAAACTGCATTGTTTATACCTCAATTCTTTCAAAAATCACAATCACTTTGATAATACGTAACATACACTTATAGGGGAATCTCAAATTCCCTATAAGTATGTATGTACGTTATTAGCAATTGTGACACCGTCATATATATATTTATATATAGTGCGACGGCAACGTGTGACGGAAACACACTATGTTGATATTTTTTTGATTATTCCTTTGTCATATTCAAACCCTTCTAAACTTTTATTTTTTACCCATCTAAGAACAGCGCTTCTTGTTGCATCGTATGTCTTTCCCATCATCAACCCACTTTCTGCAAGTTCTTTTACAGTGACTTGGCCATCATGATTTAACTGTTCGAAAGCATTTAAGAATAATTCAATATTTTCATCCTGTTTCTTCTTATTAGTCTCGTTCATTTTCTCAAACTTAGACTTTTTCTTTGAGCCTTCAGGACGGCAACCTTTTAATAAGTTAGCATTATCCAAGAAGTGAATAGGATATTTAAAGAAACAGTTGATAGGGTCAAATGTAGCGAATTCTCTAAGAGTTCCAGAAATTTGAAGGGCAGTAATATGTTTAGCTTCATCAACTTTTAATTCAGTTAGATACTGCAGCTCGTTCATCTGTTCGAATCCAAGCATTTCAGCACAGTAATCATTCATTGCCTCAAAATCATGATCATCTGTTTTCTTAGTCTGATAGATGTAAGTCTTCCATTTTGGAACATACTTATCGAGTACAGCATGCATTGCTTCAACTTTTGCTTCATTAATGAAGTATTCCTTGACTTCCTTATTCATATCCAACTCAATCATATCTAGCAGTGCATCAGGGTCTCTTGCAAAGACACCTGAGCCACTTGCTCGGTCCATTGATTTCTTACCACCCTGAGCACCTTTAGAATGATGATGTGCATATATGACAGATGCACCAAGCGCATCTGCTATCTTATCAAATTGATTACAGAACTTAGCCATTTCACTCGCACTGTTTTCGTCACCAGTAATGACTTTATAAATTGGGTCAACTACTACAGCGATATACTTTTTCTTTTCTGCTCGTCTTATCAGTTTTGGCACTAATTGATCAAGAGCAGGGGTCTTCCCTCTCAGGTTCCAGATAAAAATTCTATTTGCATTGTTGGGGGTCAATCCTAAAGTCTGATAGACATCTTTAAATCTGTGAAGACATGAGGCTCTATCCAATTCGAAATTGACATATAACACATCCCCTTGCTTGCATTGTCTGCCCATCCATTTTGTGCCTTCTGCAATAGCGATACATAATTCAATTAATGAGAATGACTTACCACTTTTTGAAGGACCAACTAATAGCATCTTATGACCTTGTCTTAAGATTCCCTCGATTAATTCTTCTGCATAATCAGGAAGATTGAATAATACATCAGCCAGATTTTCTTCATCAGGTAAATCGTCATTCATTGACTCAACCCATTCGACCCAGTCAGACCATGTTTCTTTTCCTGTATTGGTTTCGATAATGAACTGTTTATGATCACCACGAACACATCCAGGCATTCGTGAAAGTCTTGATGGATTCTTATTCTGACTGTCAACTTCTAGACCATTTTTATCACATATCTTATATAGATAACTTACACGTTCTCTATACTCTTTGTTGTCCGAAGCATCAACCTTAACAATAGCGTGTATTGACTTTGCACCGCTATATACAACTGCTGCAACAGGAAGTTCTAACTGATGGATAATAGACAACTGCTTGCCAATGTCTAAACTGTCAGATTCTACAAGAGCGTATTTGAATGATGCTATGTCAGTATTTCTGACACCTTCGCCATTCAACGGATTGAATCGAATCCATGCACCTGCTGCTTGATTGTAGTCTCCAATAACGGCTCCAATATCACCATTGCACGAGTGAAGCCCTTCAACAATCTGCCCTGCTGTCATTCTGAAGTTTCCGCGGTTTCCAGGAATGAACTTTCCTTTTTCGTTTTCTATTGAGGAAACTACAAAGCCAACATACTCGTCTGTGTCGAATAGAGTAGTTAAATATCTAATTAACTCATTAGCTGGATTCCAATTCGAATCACTAGGCTCATTAAGTTCAATACTATCTATAGAGTCCTTGTCTATGATATTGCCAATTTCATCTTCCCAACCAAGAATGCCTTCATTAGGATCTATCTTTTTTTGAGGAACAAAACCACCTCTTTTAGCATAATCAAAGATTGTTCCACCTGTGACAATATCTCCTGCTGTTTCATTGAAGGAATTCCATTTTGTGAAGCATTCCCCTCTTTTGTATCTTTCCGAATCCTGAGAACTCCAGGAATCCCAGTCACTTGCTTCATATCCCTCATGCTTGAGAGCCATTCCGACATTAGTCCATTCCTGATAGGAAAGTTCAGAAGGGTTGATATAGTCAAGCAGCTCTAATAGATTGTATTGTTTCATTCTTATTCAACTCCTTCTGGCTTATAAGTAGAAGCTTGTACTCCTTTTGGAATTCTCCAGCTATTTGCAGAAATTCTAGAAATCATAGAATTAGCATCTTTGAATTTCCAAGTTCCAACATTTCTAAATCCTTTTCTTTCAAGGAATCTCACTTGCTTTGGAGTGGCTAATCCTTCTTTACTTCTTAACTTCAACTTGTCAATCAGCATAGAAGCATATCCAGCGTTAGGAACTTCATTAGACTCTATTCCATGCGATTCTAAATATTTTAACTGCTTTTCATTTGCTGGAGCGCACTCCCAGCCGAAAGAAGGAATGTAATTCTGCAGGTCTTCAGCCTGTATGCTCATTGCATACTGCAATGGATCAACCAGCTTCTTCTTGCGTTTTCTCATTTCTGCTAGCTGCTCAGCAAGTGCTTTTTCTCTTTCCTCTTGAACATCCTTCAAAGCTTCTTCTTCAACCTCTTGAATATCCATTTCAACTCCTGCACTGTCTTCTAGCTTCTTGGTCATTTTTCTAGCAACTGTATCACTATTACAGATAAGTGATGCTGGGTGACATAATTCATGTCTTTCACTATGCCAAAGAAAATCCAATAAAAGTAAATCCTTCTTTCCTGTTTGAGGTGACAATCTTGTACCTCTTCCAACCATCTGAGAATAAAGGCTTCTTACTTTAGTTGGTCTTAATACAATTACACAGTCAACGTCAGGACAATCCCATCCTTCCGTTAATAGCATAGAGTTGCAAAGGACATTGTATTTATTTTCTGCAAAGTCTTTTGTAATCTCATTTCTATCTTTGGAATTGCCATTTACTTCAGTAGCTTTAAAACCATGTTTATTTAAAATTTCAACAAACTTTTGAGATGTAGAAATCAGTGGAAGGAATACAACTGTTTTTCTGTTCTTGCAGTATTTTTCCATTTCACTGGCAATCCCTTCAAGATAAGGATCTAGTGCGCTACCAATATCACTTGCCTTAAAGTCTCCAGCGCTCATTGAAACGCTTGATAAATCCAAAGTCAGTGGAATAGTCAATGCCTTAATTGGAACTAGATACCCACTTTTAATGGCTTCAGGGAGTGTATATTCGTATGCCAATGTTTGAAAGTAAGAGCCCAAATTCTTCATGTCTCCTCTATCAGGAGTAGCAGTTACTCCGAGTACTTTTGCGCTATTGAAATATTCCAATACCTTCTGATATCCATTACTTAAAACGTGATGGGCTTCATCAATAATAATTGTGTCAAAATAATCTTTTGAGAACTTAGACAATCTTTTATCATTCTGCAATGTCTGAACACTGCCTGTGACAATTCGAAACCATTTGCCAATACATGTTTGTTCAGCTTTTTCAACTGCACATCCAAGACCTGTAACTTTCTTTATTTTGTCCGATGCCTGCTCTAGTAATTCACCTCTATGTGCTAAAATAAGAACTTTATCTCCTTTTTTAACACAATCTTCAGCCACTTTTGCGAATACTATTGTTTTTCCACAGCCAGTGGGAAGAACGAGAAGGGTTTTTTGAGTTCCCTTCTCTTCCCACTCGTTGAAGATGGCATCATGAGCTTTCTGCTGATAATCCCTTAACTGCATTATTTCCAACTACCGTTTCCCCAGCCTTGTGACTGAGAAGGTACTGGAGCATTTTCGTTGATTACAAACTCTTTTACATCATTGTAAGTAGAGCCGTTATATTCTCTGTGAGAAATCTTAACTGTTCCTGTTTTTCCGATGATGCCGTTCCAGTCAGGACGGAACGGAACTCCTTTCTGCTTCATCCCGATGCATTCAAAGAATTGAGAAATCTTCCATTCAAGTGATTTATGAAGGACCAAAGAAGTAGTCACTTTTATTTCTTTTCCTTCATAATTGATTGTTAGAGTGATGTCAGCCTTATTGCATACAGGAAGTTTTCCTTTGCCTGAGGTCTTAGATCTAACAAAATTATCTTTAATGATGAATTGATAATTTCCAACTGGCAATAATGTGTATTCTTTAGCTTCGGCCGTAATTTCATCATCCCAGCCCATTGCCCCATCATTTTGAGGCATCTGGTTATAATTATTCTGATTGAATCCATTATGATTGTAGTTATTAAAATTGTTATCCATTTCTTAATCTCCTTTTAAAATTGAATTTCTGATTCTATAATAAAATCTTTTAAGTTGCTCCAATTGCTGGCAATGAATTCCCAGAAATCATTAGGCATATTTTCGATTGGAGTGTCTTTGGGGAAGAATCCTTTTAAGAAGATGACTTCCTTTAATTTTTCAATTGAGATACTGTCACATTTCATTAAGTCTCTTATTTTATTAGGAATCTTCTGATACTCTTCAGAATTAAAATCTATAGCACT